ATTGAAGTTGGGTTCTGTACTCATAGTTGTTGAAAATTTTGAATGAAATTTACAAAAATAACAAGACCAGTAGAACAAAATCATAGCAACATTAAGTTACTAAGATTGCATTGTCGAGATAAATTGTACGGGATCACTAATGAGGTTATATCCTTGCAATTTAAAATGAGTTCCTCAATCTGTAGTTGGGTTAAGGGGTCGATGTTATATTGTTCAGAATAAAATTGACGTGCATCGTCAGTTATTGTTACTGGTCCAAATAATGCTGTTTTTCAATTAAAGGTTGATAAACAGTCGAAAACCACCAATCCTCCAAATACCTTTTATGGGGTTGGATGTCGGGGTTATTTTTCCTTAGCTGCTGTATTATCTTGAAGGCAAGTACCCCCGCAATGGGAGTAAATTGTCCAATACAGTATAATGGCATAGCCTTTGCTAATAGTAACTCATTAAGGACTTGAGGTCCGGAGTTAAAATATTGGCTGTGATGTGTCCACCCAACTCTAATTGTGTTTTGAACACTAATCAAAGGTTTTAGGTCAGTTGGGTTATAATGAATTCCACAGAACACTGCTTTTTGTAATGATTTTAAGTATTCCAATTTGATTGTGAAACCTAAGGTTTCAAAATCCTGTTTTGTTAATGTGTTATTAGACATTCCAAAAATTCCATCATCACCCTCTACAATTCCATCCACCTGTATATTGTGGCAATGGCATAAAAATAACATGTTCATTAAATTGGAGAATGAGTTTCCTAGGGATGTCCACATCTCTCCAGACATTCTGGAACCCACCACACGAAAATGGTAGTTTCCTTTAACATGCTTGACACTCTCATTCCTTGGGATTATTTTTCCATTAGGCATGGTTTGGTAGTAACATTTAAGTACGTTGTCAAGAATTATTGGGTTGTTTTGGAACATGTACCTAAATAATTGGCATTCAACTGAGTCAGTATATAAAGGGTTGAACCCAGATTCAAAGCTGGTATAATCAGTTTGTACGAAATATTTGAATGTCTTAAGTTTGTCGATTAAGGAGGGTATTTCTAACACCTGGTGGTGTTTTATAAAGTGAGGAAGTTGGAAGAATTGGTCTTCAATTAATCTAATATAAGGACCTAAGTACACTTTGAATATGTCAGTCCTAGAGTTAATAAATCTAAGATTCTTTAACGTTGAATAAAATTCACGTTTAATAAAGGATTTTACCTTAAAATCTTTTTGGTAAAGTAAAAAGTTCCTTTGTGATAAGGCTAAAAATGAAGAGCGTAATTGTTTCTTGCGATTTTCAGTGTAATGGCAAGACAAAAGCCATAGGTCAAATTGTTTCTGCATATCACTTAAATGTGGTAAAGGAGTAAGATTTTTCTTTAAATAACTTCCTACAAAATTGCGTAATTTTAGCAGTGTTTCCTGTTGTGCAACAGGCATAATAGGACTAATACGTTTACAGTATGCAAGAAGCAGATTATCTGCTAAATCTGGGTCGGTACAAAAGGGAATATCCCTAGTGACTGGCCCAAACCTAATTGCATAAGGTTTGACTACCTTCGTTTCTCTATGTACAGAGATCTTAGGATAGTCGTCCCCAGTTGTTCTATAACAATAACCATAAGTGTTATTAGATAGATTTTTAATTTTACGGTTTTCAATTTTAATTTTAAAATTGAAAAAATCGTTTCCATTTTTGACAACTGGAGTGTAGGAGACTTTTTGCAAAGTGTCTCCATTGTTAGAACCCTTCTGGGTTCTAAGCCTAGTAACTGATCCTTTTACTTTTTGTCTACCAAGTTCGACTTCACAACGGGGAAGGGAAAAAGGTAGCAGACGCCTTCTGTCTTAGTAAAATATTTTAAGATGAAATTTTCACGATCAAGCCCGAATAAATAATTTTTCCTATTAAAGGAAAATTGGAAGCCGTTTCCTTTCTTAAGGTAAGTATCGAGTTGATCTCTTTCAGATTCAGTCATTACTTCTAGTAAATGCATATGAGGCAGGCATTTGTTATAATTTGCAAGGAAGTAATAAATTACCTCCATTGCCGTATAATGTAAATTGCCTTCGCCAATTTCATAATTGTCATATGCTGCTAATTGCGTTAAAACGGGACTCAACATTTGTAGTCCAAACCAGTAGCTTATTTCAGCTTTACTGTAATATTCGTCTCCGACAATCTTAAAATTATTGTAGCAATTAGTGAGCATTGGTGCTAAATCGGTAGCACATTGTTTTACGGTAGGTCCATGTATTCGTATTGGGGAACTAGTATAAGTAGTATTATTCTCCTTAAGGACTGCAAGAGATAACTTAGTTATCTGCCTAATTGTCCCTCTGACACGTAATTGACTATAATATCTTAATAAATAATTATGAAGATATACATGGTGATGAAAAGAATATTTTTTAGTATACATATCATTGTAATCTACCATTTTGGCTTTAACGCTACCGACCAATGGTTCGCGTGTTACCCATTCCTTGGCCTTAATATTATTAATCCGTGTGCGACGGTTATCCCGAATCGACCTAAGTTCTGTTTTATTTAAGGACACAGGAGATTCTTTTTGAATCTCACTTTTAGTTGTTCCAATACGAAGCTTAACGGTTTTATTATTGACATTTGTGTTACGTAAAATCTGGTTACGTACAATTGGCTGTTTTTTAACAGGATTAACCTTCTTTTGGGTTAATTTGTCTTTGCCGTTAAAATCTTTATTAGTCGTTGTGAATGTTAATTTTGGTTGAACCACTTTTGGTTGAACCACAAAGATTGGTTCCTCAAGGATAGGTGCTAAAGTGTTATAAAACGGGTTAGTATAATCCATATCCTGCGGCTGTTTGAGGTAGTTTTTCTTGGTCTTTAACCATTGAATCTCAATTAACTGTTGATTGGTTAAGAGAGGATGTTGTTCAATGGGAATTATGTTCTGAATTTTTGAAGGTTCTAAAGATAAGATTATCATTTCTTCTGTTTGTGGTTGAGTTTTTGAAACAGGTACTTTATGAACATAATTAAACATTTTATTTAATAATTTTTCACTGATTTTTTCGAAAGATGTAAGCAGATTTATATAATCTGTTTGCATGGTTCGTAAATTTAGGTCTTCACTCAAATGATCCTGATTAGGTATCATAGAGTCATTATCAGTATATTTTTCAATATTTGGTATAAAATTTTGTTTATTTTCCAAATAAGGGTGGATGAGATTTAGTGTGGGTGCTAAAAAGCCAACTGACGTTAGCGGTTTAGGTTGAATTTGAACGACTTCCACATTCTTTATTTGATTTAACTCGTCAATCAATTTTTCATCCTCAACGTCCATTGTAATTTGGGGGAGGGTTTTGTCCATGTCAATAACCAATTCAGGTATGATTGGATTTTGTATTGTTAATTCAATTTTTGGTTGTTGAATAGGTAATTCAATTTGTTCAACCAAAATTTCAGCCGGTTTAATTATTTTAATCTCATCATTTTTAATTTCAACACTGTGGATGACTAGATGTTCTTCGTCCCATAATTGTTTTTCTTCCT